TCGTACCCTGACGCATCCAAGTCAGTTGTTGAGCTTGGAGTTACCTGCGTTGAGGTTGTGTCAAGAGATGTTGGATAGTTTGAACTTGGCATTATTGCTCCTATGGAACCAAATCAAGGGTGAAAATGCCAGACGCATTCCACTGTATTTGGAATGTGCCTGACGTTGTGCTGAAATCTCCCCCGAAATCTATGTATGCAATCAGACGGTCGTTCGTCACCGTGTCATCGTAGATAACTCCGGCTCGTACATTCGACAACGTAGAACTGGTCCACGATACGTCATCTGCATCCCATTTAATTGTGCCCGTTCCATCAGAACTACTAGTCATTGCGACACTAGTGAGAGCTTCGCCACCGAGTGTATAACCAGTACCCGAAATTTCGTTTGTTACATCTGATTTATTTGTGTGAGTTTCAAAGTTCGGGGAATAAGAAGCGTTGACCAACATGCACTTAAATGTGTCATTGTCCATGTCAAGTGCGAGATCGTTCTTAAACGCAGCTTCGAAAGTCTCAACGTAAAGACCACTAGCCATTAGCAGTACCTGTTCCTTGGATCGGCTTTGGCCTGATCGTTACATCACCGTTTGGTTTTTGCATTCTTTTTCTTTCTTGCGGCAGCAGCAGCCTTTTTACCTTTAGCGGTATAAGGATACTTCTTTCCATTAACGATAGGCATAATTGAAATGATAGCAGAGGATAATGGAGGGGCCGGGGAAAGGGGGAAAACCCGACCCCTCCAAACCTCTATGGCGTTAACTAGGCGTTATCGCCAATACTGGATGATGCTTCCACACGTTGCAGGCAATCTTCACGGAAGATGCCGTAACCAACGAGGTGGTACCAACCAACAGGGTTGAACCGACGCAAAGAGTCGGTCACAGGACCGAACACGATGCTTGGATCAGCGCCAAAGCCCGGAGCCCGCGAATGCGCCTTAGCAATAGCTTGGCGACCGCAGATAAGGGTTTGGTAAACATCGACATTGCTTGTGCCACCGTCGGCGATAAGGCCAGCACGGGGGTTTTCAATGTATTCGATGCCATTGAAGGTACCGATTGAACCTGCACGAACGGGGGCTCCGTCTTGGTACAGTTGGTACTGGATAACGTCAGTTACCGCTGTGTCTCCACGAAGATCGTAGGAAACGTCAGGGTGAATGATCGCTACATAGTTGCCATTGTCCCAACCGGGAGCGTTACGGCTACGAAGCTGTGCGACGGCTTTACGGCCTTCGGAAGCGGTGTAGTTGTTCGCATCGGTAATTGCGCCACGGCTTGTTTGCCCGACATACGTTACGTTTGTGCCAGCATTGGCAACATCTGAAACGATTTTGTCGAGCGAGTCAGCCATGTTATAACCAACAATGTTGGCCGCATCAGCGTCAACATTGAGGAATGAAGTTCCACGCACCTTGGCGGTTGTGATAACAGCGTTACCGTACTCAGCGAGAGTTACGGTTACTGCGCTATCAGTCAACGCAACAGCGGTAACGTCACTGTTTTCAGTGAGGGCCGATGTTGCTTGTGCCATGTCAGCGTAGAACGTGAATTGTACACCCGAACCGTTATGGCTCTGGGCTGTTGAACGGACATCAGCGATCATTTCGAACAGGGGCTGTGAACGCAAAGCGAAATAAGCAACCTGATCGAAGGCCGTTGTTACCTGATCTCCGAGAGTTGTAGTTGTTGTATAAGCCACGGGGAGTCCTATGGTCAGGACTCCAATGGGTTAGAGAATTAGGTTGCTGCGCCCCACAGATAACCTTCGCTCTCCATCAAAGCACGCAATTCATCTGGATTACTTGTTGCTTTAATCCGAGCTTCAAGATCAGCTTGTGACACCGGATCTCCGCCTTCTCCGACAGATTGGATTCGTTGTTCTGCCATTAAAACTTCTGGCGGTATTGCTGTCGAGGCTGGAGGTGGAGCATCTGCTCCCAAGAACCCTGCCGCTGATGCTTCCTGTCGGATAGCTTCAACATCAAGTTCGCCTTCATAACCTTTAACAAAATACTTAACACGCGAATCATCAGGGTCGAGCCCTGCTGAACGGAATGTATCTCGACGCTCATAATTAGCTAGCTGTTGAGCAAGCTGGTCACGTTCTGTACGCAACTCATCTCGTTCGCCTTCTAGCTTACGTCGAAAATTTGGTTTCGATTCGGTTGAACTGTCAGAACCTTCTTCACTGTATCCAGTGGAGTCGTTTTCTGTCATATGTCACTCACCTGTCCTGTAACGCATCCCGGCGGTGGCACCGGAGATGGAGGGGTGTCGAATAGCTCACCCGAAGGGCCAGACAACAGTATTTAATATAGAAGGTTTCTATAGTGCAAGTCAAGTACTGGTAGTACCCAAGCCGGTCATACCGCTGCTTGTGCCCAGCAAACCGCTGCGTCCTTTAAAACGAGTTGCTCTACGCTCTTGCGCTCGCCGCATATTACCCACATTGCTTGCTCCCCCAAAGACTCCACGGCCTAGTTCGTCGGGGGTTAACCCTTCGTCGCCTAGCAGATTATTTTGGAGCCCTGCTACGGGAGCAATTCTTGTAGCGATTTCTCTGGCTTGAACATTCATTTTGTTCAGATCTTCAGATAGTTCTCTGCTGAATACTCTGTTAGGGCCAAGGGCTCTTTCTGAAGCTCCAGCTAATTGTGCTGAAGCGAACTGGCGGCCTCGCTGGGTTATGTTGATAGGTGCTGCATCTGGACTCCGACGGTAATTCGGGTCAAGGAATGTTGCCACAAGATCGCCGCTGTCGTACTGGTAGTAGTCGGTAAGAGCAGCAATAGTTTCTGCGTCCGCTACGTTGACGGCTTGTTCAGCCAAAGTCACTCTGGACTTCCATTCGGATAAAGACACATCGCCTGCTATCAAAGCGTTTACGGACGCAACAGCACTATTATTTAAAAACGCTGGGGAGATACCTGCTGTTTCTGCAATCTGGTAATACCCACGTTCCAAATCAATGTATTCAGCTTCTGTTAAAGGTGGGAGTCCGCTGTCACGGCGAGATTTCATAGACGGGAAACGAGCATCATATAAAGCTCTGACAGTAGGGTCATCACCGAATCGAAGCTCTGTCAATATTGCGTCAGCGTTTAAACCTTGCGAAGCAAGATCTAATGCCCACGGCGCTATATCAGCTAAACCAAATTTTTGTAAGAAACCGCTGACTATCGCTTTAGCTCCAGCGATATTAGCTTTGGTAAGGAAATCTGAATAGGGATCGTTGCCTCCCCTATTATTATTCTGGTTATTGTTCCTGCTGTTGGGACCATACTCATCGATTATTTGCCAAATATCTTCTGGGTTTGTAGCATCAGGATTGAAGTTCCATATCTGCCCCGGACCCGGTTGCAGTCCAGTTGTGGGTTGGCCCGGCATACCGGGATAATTTTTTTGATCAGGATACAGGCTTCCGTCACGGATACCGGCAATAATTTGTTCGTCGGTCATCCCTAAAATTTCGCGAGCCGCAGCGTATTCCGGTATCCCTTCTGTCTGCAAAGGGTCGGTGCTACTCGGTGTCTTAACAGGGACAAAATCTCTAGCGCCCTCAGTCTTTGGACCAACGATACCGTCAACAACTAAAGGGACGTAAGCGTTCCCATCTGCATCGACTTTGCCTGCATTGGCTTCGTTAAGGTCACGTTGCTCTTGTTTTATTACTTCACGTGCAGCCGCACGCTTCTGGGAGGTAGACAACCCAGCTTCGTTTGCAGCCCAATTTACTGGATTTTCAATAACCATTACCCTATAACTCCCATAGCTTGACCTAAGTCGTTTACAAGGCTGTAGGCATTAAGTACTTGTGGCATTGCTTTATCACCTTGCGGCGAGTTCATAAACGCCAAACTTGCATCCCAGCCACTTATTGTCATCGGGCTACCATTCGGATCGGCATAGCTTCCGAACTTCATTACCCAGTCGTTGTCGTTGCCACCCCAATCTGGCATATACCCCATGCGTCTGTAAAAGACTTGGTTGTAAGAGTTCATTATGTCCATCGGGGTTTGACCGGCAAGAATGTCAGCAGCCCATGACGGGTAAAGTCTGGCTGCTTCGTGAGCTAACTTGTTGGTCCATTGTTCTGCTGTTGCTTCGCCACGTAATGACGCTCGTTGAAACTTTTCGTATTCCGATGGGTCGTAATCTACGAAATATTGTTGTGCTTCTCCAGCCATTGTCGCTTGGTCAATGGCTATTGTGCTGCCGGGGAGAGCTTCGACACCAAATTTTAGATCTCCTGATTCTTCAAGGAAATCGTAAATCTGGTCTTCGGTCCAGCCTGATAGCCATGCAATTTTTGCGAGTTCTAGGATTTGGTCGTCTTCCCAGTTGAGTTGTAGTTCACCTGCTATACGCTCAATTATTTCGGTGTCTGCTGCGACTAATGATTCTCGTCGTGTTGTCCAGCTTTCGCTGTCGTCACCGGCGTACCATTCTGATTCTTTTAAGGCTCTGCCTTCTTCAGTATCTCTGTAGTAATCTGTGTTTCGTAAAAGCGTTTGGATAGCTGAGGCGTATTGCTGCAACCCCATTTCAGTGTCACTTGCATAGCGTTCTTTAAGAACTTCTGCGGCATCCGCAAGATTCCATCCTGCAAATTCACCGTCTTTGATAGTGGCTTTAGGGTTTCTTTTAACCCACGCAAACATCGCTTGACCCAAATCATTTTCGCGTCTTGCAGTTAAAACATCTACAGAATCAACGATATCAACCATTAGTCAGAACCTTTAAAAATACTTGATCGAACCTGTCAGACCCACTCTTAGCCAGATCTTCACTAGCCATTTCTTTAACTTCACTAGCGATGTAATCCTCTTGGGTATTTTCAGGAATATATTTATCGCCCGGACGTTCCTCCAAGAAATGTCTTTGCATTTGAGGCGTCAAACCTTTAGCCCACTCAATTACTTCAGGGGAAGCTGACCGCCCAGTCATTGCCTCATACACAGCTACCGCTTTATCTTCTGTAGCTGTCTGTGAAATTGTTGCTACGAGTCCCGAATCGACAGCCATGTCGAACAGCCGTTCTTGGAAATCCCCGACCGTGTAAGTAAAGCTTTCGTTTTGGGATACGTCAGGGATAAATCTGTCGCCCAGCATTGTGTACCCATCGGGGCCCAACAACTGGGCTTGGTTCGTCGCATCTCTGGACATTTCCATGATTGCTTCTTGGATATTGCCTCTATCGTAAATAGCGTCAGGGTTCTCAAACATTTCGTAGCCGAGAACCTTGAACATGTAGGAAGCAGTCTTGTCTCCGACAGCTAGTCCTTCAGCAATTCTTCGCTGTTTGTCTGGGGTTTGTGCATCATAAATACCCATTGCGTCAGCAATAGTGAAAGGCACATCTTCTTCGACTAGTTCAACGAAGTCGAAGCCGCTTGCTGCCATGTCTTCTGATTTGCTCCAGCTACGGGTAGCGTTAGCTCCCATTACCTTTTCTGTTATAGGTGACGAGGCAGCGATACCGTAGTAAGCAAGGTCTTCAGTCCCCAACATTCCTCGGTAATCGTGGCGGCCACCCGGTAACCCAGTAACATTCGGGCCACGTTGTTGAGATCCTTTACCAAATATTGCTGCTTGTGACGGGACACGCCACGTTTCAGGATCCATTTCTGACATAAGGAAAGCGTCGGTAACAAGCCATGTTGTGCGCCCACTTGGATGCCTGCCGCCCTGTTCTTCAACGTCGATAAACGCATCAACGCTTTCATCGTCTGCTTGTTCTGTAGCTTCTTCGCCTTCGTTAGCTTCAACTAACTTGTTCTCGTCGTCGGAACCTTCGTTCCATGCAGGCAGAATGTATTCTTCTACGAATGCTTGATTCATCTCTGCCTGATTCATCTCTGCTTGTCCTTGCGCTTCAAAAAATTTTAACGCAGCGTTCCAAACATCGTCTAACCAACCCATATCAAACTCTCGTTCTCGGCAAGTTTCCTACTGAAACTGTCGCTATATTACTAAAGAAATAATCGTAGACAGAACCAAAGTCTGACTGACGCAGCAAACGCAGTTTCCCAACTTCCCATTGCTGTTGAAGATCAGCGTTGCCTCTATAACTTAATTGCAAGAAATTACGGTTCTGGTTTACCTCAGCACGTTCAACCATCGCTTGCGCTATCTGGTCGTGCAGTTCTAAATATTGAGAAATAGGCACGATATCAGGCCGTTTCTCAAACGCAGGATCGGCTACAGCGTCACGGAACCCACGCAGTATTCGTCGTTGTCTTTCTGGATCACCGCCTGCGTTGTATTCCTCGAACCAAAGCGGATTAGTTTCTGCAAGTTGAGCAACAAAATCCTGTGTGGATGTAAACAAATCGTAGTTTGCTCGTGCCAAAAGGCTAACTGATCCACCAGCTTCTGCTCTTTCACGCAGTATAGAATCACGAGAGTTGCGGAATACTCGGAACTCTCGCCACCCGATTGATGTTTGAGCTTCCTTCAAAAGTCCTTTGCTGTCGAGATACTCTCGTTTGCCTTCGATCTTTTCAAGTCGAGCGACTGCTTCGTTGTATGCGAACTGTACATCTAGTGGGCCAATCTCACCTGTCACCCAACGACCCAACTCTGGGTTTCTGTCAGCAAACTCTTGATGTTCTTTGATCGCTGCTCGACCTTCAAGGGTTCCTGCAACCACCGATTTAATATTTGTGCGTCGCGCTGTGAAAGCCCACATATCTGGGTGGTTCTCTAGCAGCCAATCGACTGCTTCTTGGCTTCCATATTCGTCTTGTCGTTTCCAGAAATCAGAGAGTGTGGCCCAGTAAGGAGATTGTTGTTGGAAAGAAACAGGGAACGCTAGTGAGCGTGCCATAAACATTCCAAAGATATGTTGGACTCGGCGTTCTACTTCGTCAGCAACTTCGTCTTCTGTTATCTGGCCGCCTCTGCCAACAACGATGCCTTGCTCGGAGAGTTCCGTTAAGTAGCTTTGCAAGACTGTAGCTGCGGTTCGGGCACGCTGATCGGTGTCCATTCCTTTAGCGTTAAAGAAAGCTTGCGTCCATGAAGGAGTGAATGCGTCTATGAACTGCGTCGCTACGTTGTCGCCTTCGGCTGGGCCATAAGGGAGGCACGCATTAGGAATCCATTGCATAAGTTCTGGTGCAACGATCTGTAGTTGTGCAGCACCGAAACAAACGATAGGACCGCCTCCGGGTAAGCCACCTATCATTGAAGCAGAGCCAAGGTTTAAGTCTACTTTTTGTTCTGCTAAAGCTGAGAAATCGCCAAAGAGTTTGTCGAAGCCCGGTATACGACTCAATGGCCCCGGAGTGTCAGTAGCGAATACGCCGGGGAGTTGGAACACTAGCCGTGTCTGATTGTTCTCGTCTTTAGAAGTGAGGACATGCCACGGACGTAAAGTCCGGGCAACGAAGACAGGGTTTTGTGCTGCTATACCTACCCAACGGGTAGCGACTTCTTGCCATGCGCCAAGGAACGGCATTAATAGTGTTGTCAGTTCTTGGAACCTTGACTTTTCTGCAAGGTCATAAAGAATAACTTTTGTTTCATGCAACGCTGTGCGTCTTGCCCGGTTCTGAATATTTTTAACATCTTTTTCGTCAACCCGGTATTTGCCGCCTTCGATACGGTAGGGCTGTAGCTCCATCGCAACTTGGCGTTCGTAAACCGATTTGTAAAGTGTTCCACGTGAAACAACGTCTTCGACCATTGTCAGGTTTTCGAATCGCTTTTCAAAGAAATCTCTGACTAGGCCTTTAGCTTCTTTGCGAAGCCACATTGTTTGGCGTGCGTCTAAGAAACTAGAATCGTTAACGGTTTTGCCAAAGTCTGTAAGACCATAGAACTCGTTGTTAGCCCAAGGTTCTACTAGTTCACCGTATTTGCGGTACAGGAGAACAGTAGGCATTTCGGAAAGTTCTCGGGCTGCTTGCTGGTTTCGTTCTACAAGACTTCGGGATACTGGTTGCTTGTTCACAAGATCGTTGAAGACTGTTAGTGCAGCTTCACGGTGAGGGTTATTTCGGAAGAAAACACTTTCAAGATAGACCTGACGGTTAGTGGCCCCTTCGCCATGTACATCTATGCCAGTTCGCACAACAGTTTCGTAAGCGGAAACTATCTCACGTTGCGCTTCATCAAGGAGTGGTTGGATGTCTCGTTCCCACGTAATGGTGTCGCCTTGGGCAAGACGTTCACGAACCGATTTGAATATAGGTAGATCTGGTACGAGTGACCCTGCTTCCCAGCGAGTCCGCCCAACCATCTCATAAATGGTTTCGGGATTGCGCCATTCATCAGGCAAATCTATTTTGCGGCCTTCACCACTTTGCAACCATTGAACTATTTCATCGTCGGTTTTGCCCAGCCAATATTGGCGGTAGAAATCTCTGTTGGCTGCTACCCCCGAAGGACCAAGAGATCCAGCATGACGATCCATGTAATCATCCCACGCATTAACAAATGATTGACGTGGTTGACTGCCGATTGGAGCGGAGCCTGCATCTGTAAGAATGTCATATTGATGCGCTCCTTGATATAACTGGGATTTACGCTGGTTATCTACTTCCGTTGCCCACAGCGTCCTATTGGTAGCATTCGCTGAATTAGCTTTTTCCCATACTGCCTGTACCGCTGGGATGTCGCCGTATGCTGGATCGAATACTACGTTTCCTACTTGAACGTGAGGATATCCTGACTCAGCTAACAGATCGCCTGCTCGTTCGAATCGGCCAGCGATCTCTGGGTATTCGGCGATAAAGTCATCAACTATCTGACGCTGGAATGTGTCGAGGTTCTCGGCTCGGGCTTCAAGAAGTTTTGCTGCTTCTCGCCTGTTTTGCCGCATAACTCGGAATGTTTCAGAAAGATCTTCTTTGGCTACAAGCTGTTCAGCAAGGTCAAGCATTTGGGCTTCTTCGAGACTTATCTCCCCTTCGTCGTAAGCTCTCCGCCAGTCGCTGTATTCAACTGCATCTCCTTTTACAAGAGCATCCCAGTATTGAGCTTCGAGGAAGAAATCTTCTCCAAGACTTTCTTTAAGCAAGTCGAGTTGCTCATCTCTGGTTAAAGGCCGACCGTCAACATCAAACGAATCTTCTATTGTTAACAAGTTTCGTTCTTGGTAAGCGACATCTTCTAGCAAATGGTGTGCGTCAAACCGTAGCTGGTTGCCGTAAGTCTGCGCTATTTCGTGCCGTGCGAGTTTAGCGACACTTGATCGATGGTAGGGGGTGTATAGGGCTGCGGCTGCGGCTGCTCCGACAGGGCCAGCGAAGTACAACCCTGCGGCGGTCATTACTGAGACACGGCGTTTGTAGCTTTTTGAAGCGTAAGCAGTATCTATAGCGTCTTCAAAGACTTTGTTTAGCGACCGAGAAACAGCGCCGTTGTCATACATTTGTTCGTATACACGTATCGCTTGGGCAAGTGTTCGTTGCGGCTCGGTCATTGGGTTAACAAAGATACGGTCGTCGGGGTCTACCGTGCGGTATTTCGGGTCTTGGAATTCCCACGGGTTGTCTATGACGCCTTCGTAGTAGCTATCGAGAAACCCAAACAGTTCATCTTCAACTACTTTCGTAACGTCTACGCCTCGACCTCGAAGCCACCGAGATTTCAGCGTGTCCATCTGTGGACCGATCTGACCTAGCACAGCGGTAGCGCCTACATGGGCAAAACTACGGAGGAGAGAGTCTATGTTCACCACCATTTGCCAACGGGGTGTAAGTAGTACGCTTCGTTTCCACATGGTGTTTGCTACAAGAGCGGTGTGTCGTGCAACTGCTCTGCTTTTGCCTATATGGACTTCCTTGATGTTGCCTTGTGCATCGTAAACTTCTTTAAAGTCGCCTTTGATTTCTTTAACGACACGTTGGAACATGTCGAATCGAGGAACTATTAGTGATTCCCGTAACTGGCTAGGGCTCAAAGGAACATGAAGCCGGAGGCTTTCACCATCACGCGCAAAATTAATTGAGGTGTATTGGTAATCTACGTTGCCATAGGCTTTTGAACGCCGTATTTCTTCTGCGTCTGCAGCTTCATCTATCTGCCGTTTAGCGTGATCTAAGTCACCTCTGAGGATCGACACAAGTTCTTGTTTATCGAAAGTAAGACCCCGAGGATTGAACTCGGTATTCGCAACCATATCGACTAGCTGATCCATCAAAGTTCCGACAGTCTTTTCGAAATGGTCTTTCATAAAGATCTGGTCTGCAGTGTTATTTAGAAACTCGATAAGAAGTTGTTCTCTGTTTAACCCGGCTCGGGTAACCATCGAAACACCGTTCTCGTCTACAACACGGTCTGCGTCTCTTAGCATTCGATCGAACTGACGATACGCTGCTCCGGCTTGGGAAAATGAAATGATTGATTGCGTAGTCATTTCAGTGATAGCTCGATAAGCACGTGAAGCTTTAGGGTATTTAACCCCGTCAAATGTTTTCTCGAAGAATGTGCGTGCTTGGAAACCGGCTCGGTTCATTGGCCCCAAGAATGGCAACTGGTTATTAGGAAGAATAGGAAGGTTGCTTGTCCGAGCGATTTCGTTAACAGCTAGTTCGCTGATACCTCGGACTGCTGCTTGGCTTGCGTCTAGTTTGTCTACTGGCATTCTGTTGGCGAACCCAACAGGTGAGGCTTCTTCGACAAGAGTTTTTACAAAGTTATCGTTTGCGTTAAGAATTTCAAGCCACGGAATTTTGTCCATAGCAGCGACTTCGTTCATCACCTGCGTGAACTCTGGAGTTCCACGGGCAGGGATTTCCCATAGCGCTTGTGCTTGATCGTCGGCGCTATCAATAACTTGTTTTACATCTTCAAGAACAGTTGCAATACGGTTCTGGGCAGCATTGTAAAGCATTTTTTCTTGTTGTTCTAATCCGTCGATAATGACTCTAAGCGGCTGCCGTCGAGCAGAATCTTCAGGTACCTTGCTTAGAATGTCTCGTGCTTCTAGTAACGCATTTTGAACTTCCGCAATATTAGTAATTTGATTTATTGCTAAACCATTGTCCCCAAACAAAAGTTTGGCGAGTATCGGTGCTTGTGCTTCGAATGCTTCAATAGCGTTTTTGCCATTTAAACGAAGTTTCAAAAAGTTGTCGAAAGGAATCCAAGCGCTTGTACCAATAGGCGCATTACCCGGAACGAGATCTGCTAAAACTTTTGCTAAACCCCACTGATCGGTGGGGTCCATCATTTTAAACTCGCCACCAAATCGCCCAGCCTGCATATCCCGTTGTATTTTGCGTGCAGCTTGTTCAGTGGCTTGTAAACCTTCAGTCTTTGGCGACTTGTAGGTTTCTACTTCTCCGAGGTTTGCTAATGCATCTTTCTGGTGCATTCGTTTCTGGGATATAAGATCATCCCATTCGTCTAGCAGCCCTTCAGCTTTTTCCCACGCTTCACGGGTGCGAGCCGAAGGCTTTTCAAGCATTGCCTGAAAAGCTTCTTGTTCGGCTTTTGCAAGATCGAACCGGCCCTTAGTGATATTCCCATCAGGAGCGAGCTTCATTAGCTCTGTGTCTATATCGTCTACTAAAACAGCAACTTCTTCGGCATAAGCAGCTTTCTCGATAACTTCGTCCGATGCTTCGAGAGCTTCATCAATTAGATACCCCTTATATGGACGCTTTTTATCTGCCGCTGCGCCATGAGGACTAGATGTTCGTCTTTTAAGATGAGCGTCTTTGCTTCGATACCCTACTTCTCCAACGACCAGCGTTTGAATGCGTTGCTTAAACACATCCATTTCAGGGCTAATAATCGCATCGTCTATTGTGGCAAACTCTGGGGTCTTGCCATACATCGGGTCATATCGTGACGGATCTTTCTGATAATGAATATTCCGGTCTTTGTCGATAGAGAACACTTCGTCGTATTCGGCGACTGAACCTTTGCCCCTACCGATGCGTCCATCTGTGGCGTTATACAAAATTGAGTTACGTTTTTTCGGGGGCCGCTGAGGATAAACGAACGGGGAAAGGTTGTCTTTCGGACCGAAGACAACATTGCCTGTTGCATCGAATTGTGTGCCCATGCGTTTCATCGCGCGTGCGCCACGCACACCTTTAACTACAAGGAAGGCAGGATCTCCGACAATGTTTAAAGAAAAATCTATTAGCCCAGACCCCATCTGATACCACAACGTGCCTTTAGCCTGTTGCAATTCGCGAGGGTCAAGGATGTTGACTCGTTGTTGTGCAAGCATAATTGCTTGACCTGCGCTACGAGAATTAGTTATTTCCCAAACATCTGAGTAAGTATCTAAATTAAAGAACTGATTGTTTTTAATTGCTTTTTCTGGGTCTGTTACTAAATCACTAAAGGACATACCGGGGATAGTTCTATTAGCTCTCCTCGCTATTCCAGTAAACGTATCGCCTATTTCAAAAGGGTTAAAAGAAAACGGTTCAGTGTCGTCAAACTCTGCATCTGCATCAGCCAAACTCCACAATGTCGCAATACTGCCTATGGGTCTATCGACACCGTTCTTGTATGCGAATTGGAGAAACGAAAGTGACGGATCCCAGAAAAGATCTCCGAACTTTCTCCGAGGCATCCCAATTAAACCTTCTTCAGGTAGCCCCCCGACAGTTGCCCCGAGCATTCCTTCTGGCCCGAAAACGCTTTTGAGTACGCTCTTGTCCCCTTCGCCTGTCATACTCGCTTGTCCGACGATGTTGTCTTTAAACGATTCAAAGTACGAACGTATGGGAGCGTAAACAAAACCGCTTTCATCTCTAGCTTCAGGCAGATGAGTAATCCCGTCGATTACGAAATCTCCTAGCTGCGCCCCTAAATCTACGGGGGCTCGCACGATTTTGAAGACTCTACCGAGAACGCTCATCGCGGAGGATCGTATTTAGTTGGGGTGAAGTTTTCCATTCTCCGAACAAAGTCTTGCAAAGCTGGGTCTGCATAAGCGCTATTCGCCATTGAGTACAGCATGTGCAGCACAGGAGGAATAGATTGTGCCCGTTCTGGACTTAACTGTATCTGCGATTCTGCTGTCTGGGTTACCGGCATGGTAACGGGTTCGTTGGGTCGTTCGCTACTTCGGAAAGGATCGCCTGCTGCCCCCGGAGGAGTTGCTTGGCGAACAGGTTCACGACGCTGTGGCCGTGGTGGAGGAGCAAGCTCTGGAAGTGGCGCTACACGTTGCGCTTCTTCTTGTTGAGTTGCTTGCCCGTACTCTTGACCTTTAGCTGTCTGTATTTTTTGTCCCATTCCCTTACGTGGCATCAGAGAGCCCCAATCAATTCTTCGAGTCCGGGTGGCCCTGCCTGCGGTTCAGGCTCCCCCATGACAGGCGATTCGGCACCCATGCCGGGCATTGCTAGTCCGGGTTGCGCTTCAGGGGCCATTGCTTCAACAAGTTCAGCTTGGCGTTCCTGCGCTTCTCGTTGCACCTTTTCCACAGCACCGGCTAGTTCCAGTTTATCGTTCATCACTAGTTCCATGATGCGAGCAAGATCCGCTGGGGGTATAGCTCCTTGCGATGCTTGCTGCTGCACAGATGCCAGTAGTGCTTGTTCTAGTTGTTCGCCGATTACCGTATCGTGTTCAAACTCTGGATCATCGACCAGTGGGTCAATCGCCATAAACGATTTCTTGGACATGGTGCCCATTCCGACTCGTTGTCCTCCCCCTATGACAAGATTGTTGATGTCTGCACCCGGATGTGAATAAGACACAACATTGTCTGTTGAGTCAAAGTTTTCCCGAGGTCGATAATCAACTCGACCTTTAGCATTCTTTGTGCTTACATAAAATGTTTTGGCTTTTGATCCTGCATAAGCTTTAGATATATCTATTGCTAGTTTGTTTTCTTCTTGCAGCGACCGAGCCATGATTCGTTGTGCTTCTTGTACTGCGAAATCCACGACGGCTGACAGAACTGCGTCACCTCTACGCCCTGTACGAATATTGGATGGTGACTCACCACCAAATTCGGCAGGTATACCTGCTGTTAAGCGCTGGGCTCGTTCTAATCTATCAATCGCCGGGTTAGTCATATATCCGGGTTGTGTTTGTATATCCCGTAGATCGCCGCCTCTTACTACCCCAACTTCTCCAGTCAGCCCATCTGCTGGGTTAACTATTTGTGGGGTTTCCCCTTGACGGCCCACTAACCATGTGTCAGGGAATACACCTTTTTGTACAGCTATAACTTCAAGAGCCATTAACCGAGCTTGCATCTGGTACATGCCAATGATGCCATCGAACTGTCCTTGTGCATTATCGAGACTAATTCTTTGAGCGCACACTACAGGCGTTTGCCCTAACGGGTTAGGGGTACGTTCGAGTTCTACGACTACAGATTTGCTTTCTTTCTGCGGTATAGGGCTATACATCCCCGAGTTCAGAGGCGACCTACTTCCGATAAGAACTGTTTCTTCTTCGTCTACATATTCAAGAAGCTCTATGCCTTGATCGTCGCTTGCTAAACCATCACCAGAGAATTTGCGTGCAGCTTCTGGATACATTTGGCGCAACCACCCAAGCGGACGCTCGTATGCAAAGATGACATCTCTTGGGCGCATATCGTCTACGCCCATCATTGTTGCTGGATACGCAGTTAGCGGATCACGCAAATGCCATTCCGGGGCACCAGTTTCCATGTTGAATCTGAGTTGTGTGCAAGTTGTTGCATATCCGATTAACTGGCGTGCTCGTTTAGCTAGTTGCAAATCCATTCGGCTGTGTTCCCACCAACCAAATAGTGCTCGCCTGCGAATGCTTGCGTTGTCTCGTGATTTCTTTTTAGAAGGATCAGTCGGTGGACAATAAATGTCGGGGGCTGTTGATGCGATACGCATTGCTGTTTGGTCGAGCCCTTGTGACAATAAGTTTGCAACTGCGGATTGTTCGTCGGAGTTAAGTTCTGGTAGTGGTACTATGACATCACCGTTATAGTAATCACGGAGAGTCCGCATTTTTTGTTTTGCACCATCGTTTGCTCTTGAACGAACGGTGTATAGTGCAAGGATCTCATCGACTGTTTTCACTCTTACCTCATCACAATTTCAGATTCAGCCGACAGCCACGAGGGTCGCCATTGGCGAGTTTGCATATCATACGGAACATAAATCTTATCTAGGTTATGTTCTAGGAACCATTCTGCCATAACACAGTCGTCTGTGCGTGAACCAGTACCTTCGGCGTTCCATCTGGTAACTTCGTTTATCAGTAAAAGCGAATGTGGTCTTGCTTCTGTGTCTCTTTTACCGGGCAAACGCACTCTGCCAACGCGCCATAACGGAGCAAGCATTTGCACCCCGTACTTGGGGTCGCCCTTATTTTTAGAGTGCGTATAATGCGGCACAAGCTGGACGTTGCGTAGCGCTGCCCAACGCCTGAAGTGATCGTATTGGAGAATAAATTTTTGTGCGGCATTTGCTTCAATAATCCAATGAGTTATTGGAGCCCCCATATCTGAACTTATTTGCCACCAATCTTCAGCAACTCCTGAAAATGCTTGGCGTTCGTGGCTCCAATCAAGGAACGCTGGTGCGTCCATTTTCCGGCGATACGATTCTAGGAGATACCGGAACTCTGTAAAAGGATTATAGGCCCAGCATTGTATTGCCCAGAAATTAGCTGGCGAGGGGTCTGCGGTTGCTACTACGAAAAGATCGTCTGTGTGGACATTGGGGAGTTCCCATAAATCCCGGTCGTCGTCCCAGCATCCGGGGTAATGCACCCCGTCTTTGCCTACGCCTCCGCTTACCCATAAAGGATCGACAAGAACATTTGACGGGTTTACATCTGACTGTTGGTAAAGGACTTCAAACCGGTCTGGGGTTTGAGCTTTGATGTGGCGGAGTCGTCGCCACGGGAGCCGCCGAGGGTAAAGTAGGCACCCTTCGGGCCAAGATGCGGCGTCAGGTTTGTGGTCGCCTTGACAATTTTCTTCGTAATGCGCTTGATATTTAAGATGAGTGTATTTCCTCCAGTCATCTGGTGCGTCTTCTGGGTCGAATTCTTCGAGTTCATAGTCGTCTGGTGGGGCCACTTTATCAAGTGCGTATCGGTAAATATCGTCAGCGGACATTCGCTGTCCTTGTAGTACAAGTAGTCCGCCGGGTTCGAGCCTTGTTTCAGCCACTTCATCCCACCATCTTCGCATATCTTCGCGGGATTCAGAAGAACGCATTTTGCGTGGATCGTATACGTCGTCCCATATAACTAGATCGAAACGGCCCCCGAGGAAACCGGAGTCCATTCCGAAGGCAGACCACGTAGGTTCTTTCTGCGAAAGTGGGGTGTCATCTTTCTGTAACACTGTGAAAGCTTCGGCTCGCCATATCTCTGTCGAGTCTGGACGGAACATACCAAAGTCTTCTTGCAAAGTTGCTTCAGCATCTACAGCTAAGTTGAGTCTCACATCATTAAGTTCAGCTTTAACTGGGATACCTCTATCAAATTCTGCACGTAGTCGCCGTGCATACCATTCAGCTAGCCGTTGGGTAGAGGATCCGATCATTCCACGTATGGCTCGGTTGCGGACTGTTGCCCATGCAGGCAATACTTTTGCGAAGAATGTGGATTTGCCTGTACCGGGTGGGGCGTTGATTACGGCGTATTCCTCGTATTCTGTGTCGAGGAGATCCATGATCCGTTCGGTTGCTTCAATCTGCCACGGTTGTAAAATAATGCCGAAATACCTTTTGGCAAAGACTTCGATATTATCGTATGCAGCCTGCGCCTCGGGAGAAAGCTCATCATATTCTGGGACCTCCGGCTGGGTCATTTTGCCTACTGCGGCTTCTGCAGTTAAATAGTTTTTAGGCGCACGCCCATTTTCTGCATCTTTGCACGCATGGTAGGAAAGGCCGCATTCTTTAGCAGCGTGGAAGATTGATTGACCTTGCCGCCGAAACGCTAAATAATCAGTCCATTTCTCAACAGTGGTCGCTTTTCCAGATGGCATATGGGCCCCTTATTGGCAGGTATCGCAAATCTCAGGATTTTCTAAACCGCATTCTAAAAGCTCATCGTCTTCAAAAGGATCGACTGGCCCTCGTTCCCCTAAAAGGTCGGGGTTCTGTTCAAAAATTTCGGCAAGTGTGGTTGGTTCCATAGGTTCTTCTATCCATTCTGCATATTCGAAACAAAAACATTCGTCAGCGCAGTCTGGGCAATGCTCACAGGCGCAGTCATAGTGATAGAAGTGGCATATACATTCTTCTTCTTCACATAAACACCCATAAATAACCATTACCCAGAACTTACTTCAATGTAAATACATTCCCCCGGACATTCCTCTGCCGATTCGATAACTGCTTCTAATTCACTTTCCTTAAAGTTTGCTAACCCAAGCGCCCCACCCGGATCGTCGAACACATGCCCGTTTTCTTGGACATAGGCGAGTCCGTCATCTCGCATAATAAAAACTTCAGGACATATTTCTGCACATAACCCGTCACCGGTGCAGAGATCTTGGTCGATCCAAACTTTCATCAGCCATCCATATGTCCACAACAATCACAATGATTGCAGCTACAGGGGCATGACTCACAATTACAATTTGGGCATTTTGTCATCAGCTACCACCCAAAATGTTCCCGAAGAAAATTTTCCCCCCAAGATCTACTACGGATTGCTTCTTCCAATACATATGTCCTATGGTGAAGATCGTCTATTTCCCACTTAAATTCTTCACCGTTGTCTCGGTCGAGTTCCTCAATCCATTCTTCAAGTTCCACGACTCGGGACGTGAGTTCCGCATTGTGGTCAGTATCGGCAAGCTCGTCGATTTTTTCTTCTAATGAGTCGAGTCTGAGGAGGATTGTGGGGTCGGTTTCGATTTGCAACTCACCCATGTCTTGTTCTACTCGGTTCACTGTGTCTTCGAGTTCGCCTATTCGGCCTGCTACTTGGGCGGCGTTCCACACAATTACGCCTGAGGTGACTGCTACGGACATGATAAGTCCGAGAGTTAGGCGGCTGACTTTGATTTGTTTAAAGTCGTTTTCTATATCTTCAGCCATTAGTCACATTCCAATGCTCGTTGCGACGCCTCGAAGACGCCCCACTGTTCTTCTGACCAGTTTCGCACACTTTCATCATTCAATGATCCGAGTAAAGCTACACATGCTTCATCTGTGATTGGGGCTGTGGGTTCTGGATCTCCACTGGGCCAGAACGCCCAGACACCAATGATGGCTGCGACAACCGCCCCAGCAATAGCTTTGACGTTTTTCAGAATGTGTTCTATGGAGTCTCGCCAGACATCAGAACGCTCTGCTATGTCTTCTATTGTCATAATGGGTCAGGAGGACGATGGTTGCCCATCGTTGATTCGTGACTGGTTGCCGTTTCCTTCCATGAGATCAAAGATCTCAGGGTCAAAATCTCGGCCTTCGTCGGCTCGTTCGCGTGATACTTCTATTGCGTGTGAGTAGTCGTCCATGATTTCTCCCTAGTAGAAGGCTTGTATGTTGCGGTCGTTTCGGCGTATGCGGCCTCGACTCTTTTTTTGTTCGATTGGAACTGATGGGGGTGTGACACGTGAGTCAGCCATTGAAGCGTCTGCTCTCCCAAGCGCATTGTTTCCTGTAGCCCACCGGTCGGCATCTCGGGCAGCCGCTCTATTGTTTTCCCAGCTAATAAGAGCATCAGAGGCCATACCGAAATCTGCTGCCCCATAGGTATATTCTTGACGGTTAGCCTGACTTCCTCTTTCATGCTTTACGTGTGCACTCCAGCCAGTATTTTCTGCTTCGAACAGCGCACCTCTATCAGCAGGCTCATACGTTTCACGTGTCCGAATAGCTTCACGCCTTGCAGCGGTTTTATTTTGATCTTGGATTTCTTGGCTACGAATTGCTGGGGCAGCCTCAATTTCACGATATGTGGCTTTTGTTGACGCTTTACGCCGCCTTCGTGCATCCACAGCATCACTACCGCCACCTACTCTTGGGCGACCGCCAGCCATAGCCCGTGTAGGAACATTAGGGTTATCGTAATCGCCCCTACCGCCACGTGCAGTAGGTTTATACGCCGGTTGTACATCTCCACGTCGTGTCTGCGAAATACCACGACCAAGACTCGCCACATCCGGTAGCGAATAAGTGGCCGTATTGTAATAATCCCTATTGCTGTATACGCCCCTCCCTAAACCAGAGCGTTCTGCTAAACGGTCAGGTGATGGCGGAGGAGACTGGCTCGGCTTAGGAGTAGCAGGCTGGCTCTTTGTACTTTCTTCAGCACCAAGACCTCGAACACCAAAGTTAGATCGGTTCCGTTTACGTTCAGCCATCAAAAATCTCCAAAAAACGAATCAACCCCCTAAGCCGACATGATACAGTACAAACGCACTCGCCGCTAACACCGGTCCGATCGCCCGTCAGAGGGGCATCTGACTCCGTGTCCAGACACGACGGCCCAACACAACAGGGGGGCACGGAGCGACCAGCACAGCGAGGCTAGGTCAAGGCAAGAGAGGCCCCAACACTCGGAGGATACCAAGGACATAACCAACCACACACCCACCAAACAAACACACCACCCCAAACCACTGAACCAAACTCCCCAAAACACCGTATATCACTATATCTTGACCCCCACCCTCGGCACATAGCCCCGTTCCCGACCTTAACGAACACACAAACCCACCAGAGGCTACCGTGACTAGTAGTTTGTGAGGTGGGTATCCCTCCTGCTGCTGTCTTCGACAGCCTGCTGCGCAGGGCCAGCCTTTGGCTGGAGCAGGACGTGGTGGCTGGTCCTTGTCGGTGTGAGCCCCGTGATTTAATTTGTCCTGCGTTCGCCTGCATGCCCACAGGCTTTGTCCTTTCGGCTTGGTTGCTTCACCGTACAGCAGAACCTGTCTGGTTCAAGTGGTGCTCCGCAGCCAGCAAAACTTTCTGCCGCTGATCTCTGGGCTCGCAACGAACGAGCGGCGAGATCTAGCGCCCACAAACTTTGGCTGCCCGAGCCACTTGCTCTGCATCAGAACCTGCTGTTCACGGCGCTTCAACCAACCAGAAAGGACCAGCATGTCAGCACGCACTCGGCGATCTTGGACAAAGCCAAATCCCGTGTCTCTCTCCGCCAAGGAGATGAGGGCGAGAGATGGTTTTAATTCAATGTTTGCAGATGACGAAGGTTGTCTGCAAGAGATGGGCGAGCGTTACGTTGATACGGGCAAGTATGACCGTGGAACTAGCGGTAGCGGCTGGCTGACGGATCTGGACTGACCAATATGCAAAGGAAACAAATGCAGCAATTACAGACAGGGGCTCAGAAGCTCCAAGCAATAGTAGACAACATGGTTACAAACCACCTTGAAGTCTACACAGATGGTAACGAACAGGAATGTGGCTTCACGACTGCAGAGTTGCAGAAGCACGCTGACCAAGGTTACCAAAACAAAAACAACGGTACGGCTAGCCAATATCTGTACGTGTTCAACAGTGACCACCAAGTGGCTGAAGGTTATGCAGAAGAAGCTGCACGACGTTCAAGTGTTCCCGGTGAGCAGGCGATAGAGATACCTGCACGTTGTCAGTTGCAATTCAAGGTTGTCGGAGCAGCGTTAGACATCCGTGAAGTAACTGAAGATGGTGAGCTTACCAAGGCAAACTTCCAAGAGACTGTGTGGGTGCGTGACTTTGGCAATCACAAGCTGTGGGAAGATGGCAACACCGTGGCTATAGACGGTCAAACGTATCGACACCTGTCGCGGTTCACAAGGGATCGCCACATGGGAAAGCCTTACATTCCGTGGGTTATCTACACCACGAATCTGCTACACGACGTAGATGTTCAGCTAATGAAGGCTGAATACAGGGACGTGACCAATAAGGCTCGTGAGTTGAGTCAAGCAACCCCAAGCATGACATACATGCGCTAGAGGTCACAAGGTTGTACGTCTGTCAGTCATCAAGGCTGGCAGGCGTACAAACCTACATTTATTCGTATTCGTGTTCAGGTTTAGAGCACTTCATGTAAACCATAAAGGAAATGTTATGCGACTTAACAAGTTGATAGAAGCACATAAAGATTCGATAGATAAGACCCGTGAGTTAGAGAAGGACATACATAGTCGAGTTCGTGCGCGGGCCAGTAATGGTAGAACACTTAGCCAGATCCAAGAAGAAACAGGGTACAGTTTCAGACACATCGGGTTTATTCTTGGCCGTAAGAAGTACGAACAAATGGTGCTTGAACAAGGCTTATGTTAATTAATTCTGGTAAAGTATCAGTAACCGTAACTTAGAAAGGATTCACGATGAATCGTGATTACATTGATATGTCTACTGCTCGTGGCATACAGAAGTATATACAGCAGAGAATATTAGAACTGTCGTCACCGCATCCAGACAGGGTGGCGATGATTGAAATGGGTGAGCTTAAGAAGCTCGACAAGTTGATTGATGCTGGCATAGACCAGATGATTGAAGACATGCACCGTGAAAGCCAAGAGCGTGCACGTCAGCAAGAGATCCGGTTAGAAGATGCTGGTGTGAGTGTCGATGAGTACAAAGCGGAGGCGTTCTGATGCCGAAACTTACGAATGTAGACACACATTATGTGAACGAAGTAGCTGTGCGTCACCAGAAGATTGGCTGGACGTTAGGCATCTTGTACGCACACAACTATGACATAGAGCAGTCAAGTCTTACTAAGAATCAGGTTGCTCAGTTAATTCAAACAGTCCATGAGCTAGTGACAGGGGAGAAAGAGTAATGGAGTACTTCAATATTGATCCACCGGACGATCCATATGAATATATGGATGATGAAGAATACGAAGCGGCGCTCGAAGGTTACGACGAGTACGACGCAGCAGATCAACAAATAAAAGCAATGAAGGAGGAACCGTGGACATACCAGCGGCATCTTATTTAATGTTCGGATTCGCAGCAGCGTGGTCACACATGTTGTTGATTCTGAAATGGGAAGAACACAAGAGACGGAAGCGTGAAGACGAAGCCGTCTATGTCAGACGAGTACAAGCAGAGCTAGATCAAGTAGCTCAACGGATACGAGATGAGTACGTGGTATGAGTTTCGATTTTGAATATGTAAAAGTTGGGGATATTGGTGTGGATTCAGGCCAGATAATGGTGGTTGATCCATGTTATGTAACTGACGGTGAAACTTATGAAGCGATCTGTGAAACGACGTTGAGTAATGACAATGTAGGTGAAGTTGAAGGTGCTGTTGCTACCAGTACAACGTGGGGTGATGGATATTATCCCGTGTTTAGGTTGATGAATGGCAGTACACAGGTAGGAATCGCTGTGGTTTATGGTGATGATCCTTTAGCAAACGCTTTCGACTACGAAGAAGAAGAAGAATAGGACGTAGCTAATCGGATGTCCGCACCACGAATGCCGAAGGGTGTACATGGGGCGTTGCCTGATTAGCTGCAAGAAAGGGAGAGGGGAGCTTGCCTCCCTGATATATGACAAGTTCCTCTCTCCTGAAGATCTCAATGAAAGGGAATAGATATGAGTCATAGAATGACTGAAACAGATGCGGTGCACGCACGTTATCGTGTGGAAGCATGGCACAAGTTAGGAAAGGTCGGACATATCGACTGGTTGGAAGCTCGTAATGCTTTTGATTGGTGTGAGGTTGAAAGATCTACATTACATATAGAACATGGCGACGAGTTCTGGGATCTAGGTGACAGGCAACTGTTAAAGATGGTTCACTATGCTCATGCGTTTGCAGAGGTGAGCCCTCGATATCAGATAGTGCAGCATCGGTTTATGATTGATGATCTCACTGGCATCTTGCTTGACACTGGACTAGTAGAAACTATTGAATCAGTGGGTACTTATGACAACGGTGCTGTTGGTTATGTGTCGTTGAAGTTTAAGGATGGGATTGAGATACCGGGCTGGTCCCATGTTGATTCAATCTTTAATCTTGGTAACGGACATGACAAGAATGTGCCGTTGATAGCTACTCAGTCTGCTACTGCTGTTGTGTGTGCTAACACATTTAAGTGGAACATCTTAGACAACGATGCGGTGTTTAGATTCCGCAAGGTTGGTAAGCCACAAGAGATGATGGAACAAGCAGTCAGAGAACTATGCAAAGGTTACGAACGACACAAGAGTTACGCTCAGACTATTGAACGGATGGCTAATCAAGAGTTTGTTGATGGCCAATGGGATCAGTTAGTTGTTGATCTGATTGGACACAAGCCATCGTTCAACCCAGAAGCACCGGCTTTCACAGATGGTAAACAAAATCATCAGGGTTATTACAACAAGATAACTCGATGGTCTAACAACAAAGACGATTTGAATGCAAGGTTCTATCGTGATGAAGATATAGCTGGCGTGCGTAACACTAAGTGGGGTGCGCTGATGGCTGTCCAAGCATGGGAACAGAAAGATAAACCCATGAAAGGTACAAGCAAATGGATCGCTGGCACAGGTGAACGTAACCGAAGACACCAAGCGAGCGTCATGTTCGGGAAGCTACCGATGACCGAGAAAGCTGCAAAGGAATTAGTAAATGCATAGTGGTAAAGAAGCTAGAGATGCTGGCATGAGACAAGTCGAAGCTAACGCACGACCATCTCAAAAGTTTGCTGCACAAATGGCAATCAAAAAATGTGTAACTAAGTATGGGCCGTGGCGAACATGGACTACTGACGAGGTTCACATGGAACTAAAAAAGATGGGGGTCAAGTTAGATAATGCTCGGCTCTTAGGCCCATTAATTAAGAAGGCGCAACGAGGGGGGATGATAGAGGCTGTTGTTTGTCCGACTTGCAAACGTCAAGAAACTAAATTGTCTGAACGTAAAGAGCGACACGCTGGGCCTCAGTATATTTGGCGCACATCAAGTGATTACTACCACAGGTATTGGGAGCACACTGATGGAGCTAGTTAATTCTGCAACGAGAGCTTTAACTCGTAAAGGTTTAGCTGATAGTTCAAAACCTACGGCAGATGGGTCTTTCTTGCGTGTGTCTTCTATCGGGAACTGTATTCGTCAACAAATCTATGACGGGTTAAGGGCTCCAGTTGAAGCAGGTAACCCTGACACTGCAGCTAATGGGCTGGTTGCACGGGAGATAGGTAACACTTTGCATAGCCAAGTCCAGTGTGCAATGGAAACTGATCCGGTCTTTGAAAAGTTTAGATCCGAAGTGCGTGTCTCTTTCCCTGAAGTCATGCGATCAGGTCATGCTGATGGAGTTTACCTATGGTTTCACAACAAGTTCGGAAAGTTCCAAGGAAGAATCTGTGTTGTTGAAATTAAAACCATGCGTAACTTTGCTTTCCGTAAGGCAAGGAAGGAAGGGCCGAGAGAACAACATCTCTTGCAAGCTGCCACCTATGCGCTTGGACTTAATGTTCATGCTGTTCACATGGTTTATATCTGTACTGATGCAACGCCGGGCAAGTGGAAAGACCAAGCTAAAGCTGGTGACACTATCGAATGGGTCTATGAACTAGACGACAGAGTTGAAGAAAGTGGTGCCACGTTACGCACAATCACTGAGTACGTGCTCGAAATGGAGATGCGCGAAACGATTACTGCTCTGCAAACTGGTGTGGTACCATTGGGTTTGAAAGGAAGCGGCGGTTCAGGCGACACTCCTTGGGAGTGTGGTTACTGTAGCTACCGGAAGCTTTGCGAGTCACCTGAGGGGGACTCAATAAGTTCAATACTAAGAATAAAGGAAAAGGATAATGAGTCAGTTAGCTAAGTTAGCGACGCCATTCCAAGACAAGTTCATCGAAACTAAACCGGGGAAGTTTGCAGCAGCATATGTACCCCACGGAATAGTGACGCAGTTTCTTTTGGGGATCGTAGGAGCTTATGATTTTTCTATTGATGATGTTGTTAGGGATGCTGATGGTACTGTTACTGGTTGCCTCTGCACTCTTGTTGTCGATGTTGATGGACGAACTACCTCGATACAAGAGGTTGGTGAGTGCGAGAATCCGACGAACTGGAAGACAGATGGAGCACGTCTGAAGGCTTGCGCTTCGGATGGTATTAAAAGATGTGCGATGAGGTTGGGCTTAGGTCTGCATCTCTGGCATAAACATGACGGGAACTATGTTCTCGCAGACATTCTTGAAAAAAGAAAGGAAGACAATGAGTGAGATCACCATTGCAGGAAACATAGGACAAGACCTAGAGCTACGGTTCTCTAAACAAGGGACAGCTAACGTAATGTTTTCAGTAGCTGTAACCACTGGACGAGACACCACCAAAGCCACGCATTGGTTCGATGTGAAATGTTTTGACACGCTAGCTGAACGCATAGCCGAGTTGTCAAAAGGAGACAGGATCATAGTTAAAGGTCGCATGAAAGAAGATGAATGGTCCAACAAGGAAGGCAAGAGCATCAAGAAATTACGGCTGTATGCTGATGATGCTGGCCCTTCATGGAGGTGGGAACCAAGAGGTTCTCAAAGTGATACGGTACAAGCGAAAGCAGTTTCGGCTGTACAAAAGGGATTCGAAATAGAGGATGATACGGAGCCCTTCTAGTGGATGAGAACCATATATTGATACCGATACTCAACGAAGATGTAACAATCTTTTCTGCTGTAGTACCTAAAGATTTCGCGGATCAATTAGAACTTGAAGCTATTCACTTTGTTGACAGGTTTGAACGGCATCCATCTGGTTATGCAATGGATCCGAACAACAAACTCGAACAAGCTAAATCATTTATTATTCAAAACGCTTTACAGTTCTGGCTCATGTACAACGAAGACAGAGATTACTTACCACCTGAAGTGAACTAATGAACAAAGCAAAACAAAAGGGGACGGCTTGGGAAACCGAGTGCGTTCGCTATCTATCTAACGTCGTCTTTAATAACACTAAAGGGTTTAGAAGATCTCCGTTGTCAGGTAGTAAGGACACAGGGGATATCGAAAGCGCTTGGCTTCCTGAATTTGTATTCGAATGCAAAAACAGGAAGGATGCGCTGTCATCTTTATCAGAGATAATGAAAGAAACAGAACAAGAAAGGATTAATGCAGACGCAGATTACGGAGTGGCATTAGTGAAACGTAGGAACTTCGGAACCGGAGGGGCTTACGTTGTCATGGAGCTAGCACACTTTGCTTCGTTGCTTAGAACATGGATGGATATGAAAGAAAGGGAAAGTCGTGGGGGAATTAATACACTTGGATATCCCCTATCACCCGGAGTTCAAGAACGTAACTCACATGTTGAACACATGGTGGAAGGAACAAGAACGCAAGCCGCTGACTAAACCAGCACGCATACGACATGTCGTGGAGATGGCTATCACTGCAGGCTGGACAATCAATGAATGTTACGCAGCGTTAAGCGTAACGTGGGCGTTCACTGAAGCTGCGTTTGAGACAGCGTTACGGAAACTACGGGAAGAACAAGAAGACCGTTACGGAAAGATCGGGAATAAAATTCTCGAATTAAGAAAGGAAAGAATAAATGGGAAACGAAGAACTGAGTAGGGAAGAAAAGATTGCGTGGCAAAAGAAAGCTATGAGGTCACGGAACAACCCAGTCCTATTCAAGAATGACTCCTTTACCAAAGGAGAAATAGAAGAAGCAAGAAAGGATAAAGAGAATGCTTGAAGCTGTTAACGTCTTAGACTTAGATGAACTTCCGCATGTGATTGTGCGAGGCAATCTTAGTGACGGCTACGACATCGTTGGTCCATTCAATGGATGGGATGCTGCTTTAAAATATGATGAGAACTTTATTCAGTTCGAATCAACGTGGATCATGCCACTAGTAGAACCGTTTGTTGACAAATGATTTGGTTAGCGATCTGGAGAATACTGGACTTCGCTACTGTAAACCACGAGCCACCTAACCCTGAGATACCAGCAGTTGTATGCGAATACTTCCAAGAAGATTGCGTGACTGCATTAAGTATTAGTTGGTGCGAAAGTTTGCATAACCCACGGGCGTTTAATGCGAAGACTATTGATAATGGGTTGTTTCAAATCTCAACTTATTATTGGAAAGAAAGTTTTAGCAGTCAGTTGTGGGCTCAACGATTCGAAGTCGAAGCCTCGACCAAGATGGCTGCATTCATAGTTAATAACACACGCCAAGGCTGGCAGTTGTGGACATGTGGAAGGTAGATATGACTGAAGATCAAGCTGATGAACTGCTACTAGTGATGTCACAAATGTGGTTCAAGAATGTTAGTATGCCTGTTGGAACATTGAAGATCTGGACAAGTGTGCTACACGATCTGGACTATGATTCTGTAAGAACCACAGTAAAGGAATTGGTACGTGAAACCCCTTACTGGCCGTCGATTGCCGAGTTCAAGAATGAGTACCAGAATATTATTAGACGCAATCAGATGGTCGTTAAGCCAATCGAGAGAGAGTATCTCCCTCGTGAGGAGAATGTTCGTCGCCTCCGTGAACTTCGGAAGCAACTCAGAGAAGGAACCATTGAGGGCTAGTGGGCTGGTTACCCGTGAAGGAGCATAGAGAGTGTTAATTTCCTTTCTATCTCTATGCTCCGCCCTCTAATATTTTGTTATGCAGAAGCATGTAGTCATGTTCTCAGGTGGTAAGGCATCCTTTCTTGCTGCTGCTTTAGCTAAAGAACGATACGACGATGTGCTGCTGTTATTTACTGATACTAAAACTGAAGACGAAGATCTGTACAGATTCCTTTATGAAGCAAGCGACGCTTTAGATCTACCGTTGGAACATATCGCAGATGGCCGAGACATTTGGCAAGTCTTTAAAGACTCTAGGTTTCTTGGGAATAACAGAGTTCCTTTATGTTCAAGGATACTGAAGCAAGAAATAAGTAGACGATGGTTAGACGCTCATTGTGAATCGCCTGAAGAAACAACAATACATTTTGGTATTGACTGGACAGAGATTCATAGGACAGAAAGAATCCCCAAACACTGGACCCCATATCAAGTTGACTTTCCTTTATTATGGGAACCATTAAGTGACAAAGAAGATGCAGATATGCTGCTCGCACGTTATGGGATAAAGCAACCAAGGCTTTATGATCTCGGCGCACCACATAATAATTGTGGAGGGCTGTGTGTACGGGCAGGACACGGCCATTTCAAGTGGGCGTTGAAAGCGATACCAGATACATTCGCTGATTGGGAGCAGAAGGAAGAAGAAATGCGGCAAGAACTAGGAGCTAACGTCGCTATTCTTAGAGATAGATCGGGTGGGGAAAGCAAACCGATAACGCTCAAACAATTCAGGGGAAAGATCGAAGCGGAAGATACTGGTCAGCTAGATCTGTTCGACTGGGGTGGCTGCGGCTGCATGATAGATGACGAGTAACCACTAAACGTGGTAAAATAAAGGAAGACCATGACAAGGAGAAACAAATGGATGTCAAGGTTGAATCCATACCGGCACGAATACTAGGCGGACCAACGATCAAAGGCTACGCAGTCATATGCGATAGCCAGATCCGTGAATGGTACCGCACACGTACAGAAGCTGAAAGACTTGCCGACATAATCAAACAGGATTCACAAAACCCAGAAGATTACTAATGTTCACCGACGATCTCGGCCACATCCGGTGGGAGAAAGCCGACTTCAAGAAGCACGGAACAATAGCTAAATACCTTGTCGGCGAATGTCGTTGCCGTAAATGCAAAAAACGTATACTCGAACCAGATATGGAACGTACTTTGCCAGCTAGGTATAACGGCTATTAAACCACTTCGGGTCTGTCGTTGTGTTGAGCCAACCGCTCTCGACAATACGCTTTACAGCGGCTGCATTGGTATTGTTGGTAGGCCAGTGTGCGTGTCCACCTGACACCACGCTTATGCAACCTGTTGCCGCCACACGTTGGACAAGCGAACGTGGTTTGGTCGATGACGTTTCTGTTCGGGTGGTTTGTAGCCCAAGGACGCAATCGTTCATAGACATCAACAAGTAAATCGACATCTTGTTTAGCGTATTTTTTCATGGTCGCCCATGCTTTGGCTTCACCCCTCATACATCCTGCCCACGTTTGGAATCCTCCTGTTGTTTCTTTGCCACCTAATCCGAGATGTTCTCCGAGGTGTCCAAGTCTATTGCTATTAAATTTGAAATAACGGCGAGCTATTTTCAACGTATCGACAGAACCGAAATGACTTGGTGGCCCAAGTTCGTGGTAAACAAACCTTGCATTAGCTTTCTTGATATCGAATGCGTCTGAGTTGTGACCGATCACAATGTCTGCTTCGTCGATCAGTTCCCATAGTTTCTTAACTACTTCTAAATCGTTTTCAGAATCTTCGTTGTAAAGATCAAAGTCGTTTAGCGAAACGACATGGGTTTTCTTTTGGTCTTCCCACTTATATGAGAAACATAGAATATACCATTCTCGTTTGTGGTCGATGACATCTTGTTGCCATTGGCCCCACACGTATGCCAAGTTAGGTGCAGTTTCTATGTCAAAGAAAAGAACTTTAGCCATATCCCCTCTAGCTTGGAACTGTTAAGAGCCTGACTAAGAGAGTACCTTCCCACCAGCTTCCATCATCGGATAGGCGTTCGGGTTGCATCTCTAACCGTTCAACTGTTACGTTCTCTGATCTGTCCCCTTCTTTATAATTAACAGCACCGCCGCTTTCCATTAGTGTTCTTAAACTTGTGAAGGTATCACCTGCCGCTAATGTTTGAGGGGCTCCCGAGTTGCGTGCAGTTAACACGTTACGTCTAAGAACGATAGGTAGAATGACTTCATCAATTCTGCGTGGCGTAGCTACTGCTGTTAGCTGCCAGTCGTGGCAGATAGGGGAAGCTGTAGTAGGAGAAGCTGATCGTTCTAACTCTACCGTTAGGTCATAAGAAATAGCGGTCGCTTCATCGCTAGGAAACACGAATGTTTCTGGGTTACCAGTAGTCAAAGTGCCAGATGAACTAGGAATATATGCTGCCGTGTTCTGTCTGTTGACTGCTTTTAAACGTATCTTGCCGACTGGTGTGCTGGTTTCATTGCCTAATGTATAGGTGTTGTCGTCTTGTGCGTAGTCTGTTCCTGATTGTGGGTACACCATTTTTATGCGTTCGAATTGTGAACGGTCGAGGTCTATCACTCCAGATCTCAGAAGCTTCGGGACTACTGTTGACCAAGTGATTTCGCCTACTATCAGAGAACCAGTAGCTAGCTTCACGTCGGTGTAGCTTTCGCGAAACAATCCTCCTGCTCCACTAGCTTTATTTACTGCGAGGAACAGCTTGGGGGATCCATCGTTATTTAATCTACATAAAGAAACTACGTTGTCTCCGGCTGCGATAGAGCCTGTCATGTAAAGATCGGCTGCGTATGCAGGCACCAGTGTGTCTGTAAATCTGGCTAGGTTCGCTCGGAATACTTGTGCGTTGTTGCCTCCCCACCACATAAACTCTTGGTCAGCTTCTAAACAGAACGCTTCGCCACCTGTGTCGATGGCTGGGCCTATGACAACACCAGAAGAATCTTGCTCGATGAGCCCGACTCGGAATCCTTTACTAGTGGCTATCCCTATTAGCCCTGCGTAAGCAACGATTTCGTTTATGTATTCGTTACGAGGGAGGGAAGCTGCGATTGTGGGAGCAGACAAAGTTCCGTCAGTTGCGTTGACTCCTATGTAATACAAAGATCCGGTGTTGTCTGTGTTGGCGGCAGCGTAGATACCGTTAGCTGCGGCGCTGGCAGACACCCATGTGCTAGAAGACAAAGGCAACGAATAGTCGAGGGAGGAACTGGCTTTAGCTCCAGAGGAATCCAGTTCGTAAATAGAATTAGAATCGGCAGCGATCATACGCCCGGCTGCGACATGCAAAAGATCAGGGGTTAGGCTGCCGTATCCCAAGTCTGAACTTAACCCAAGGGCGTATTTTTGTGGGACGTTTGTGGTGTCACGACCCACGTAGACTGATGCGCCATCGCTTGTCAGACTTGTGACGTTGCTTGTGGTGCTGATAGTTGTCCACGCTGTTCCACCGTTGGTGCTGAAAAACAAGCTGGAGTCCGATGCCATGTAAATGTATTCGGTGCCGTCGCTAGCTTTCGTAAACCGTTTGATGATTAGATCTTCTGTGCCTAAGGTCAGGCTTGACGCTGCGTCTTCAGTTTCGGGCAGCAAAGTAATCTGGCCCTTAGTCCACACATCAATACCTGTTGACGAGAAGAAACGTCTACGATCAGAGTCTTCATAGTCGAGGTAAAGTTGTCCTGCACCATAAGACCAGTCAGTTTGTGAGCGTACCCACGCACCAGTCGTATCAAGAGTGTTCTCTCCGGGTTCCCTACTGTTGTCACGTTGCTGACGCGAAACAGGAATCGTTGTACGTCGATACTCACGTGTGTCTAATAAATAAGACACACCGTTAAGTTCGATAGGTAACGATTCGGAATTAAAACTCACGACCAGTACCGGCCCCAGTTACCATGAGGTGTATTAGTTGAATTGTCTTTCAAGTGTTGAGGGTACTTGGCTGCTAGCCGTGCTGCTTCCGCTGATACTCTTGCGAATCTTCTTCCCATTAGATCTTTGAACGAAGCAGCGATAGCTCCGGGCGGTACTTCTTCTCCCATTCGAGACGTGCCTTGTGCATCTAAGAACTCTCTCCGTATGGGGCGAGTTGTCATCAACGCCATTGCTGCTCCCAAAGGCGGCAAATCATATGCGGTCGTAGGCAAACCCGTTGAAACTCTAGTCGAACTGCTATTAGTAATAGACGTAAATGGGGATTTGTAGCTGACGTTTAATTTCTTTCCCGGCCACGCAGTCCCATAAAGAACAAGTGCTAAACCACTAGCGAAGGTATCTGTATCACGGTTACGTTTAAGTTCCCATGCTCTCACGTCGGGTTCACGTGCTTCGACACCGACTTGGGCATACGTCACTGAATAGATGGACTGGACTTCTTCATCCGTTAGTCCTGTCATGTTGTATCCGTCGATAGCTGCATTGTAAGTAATGCTTTGCAAACTTTTCATTTGGAATAAACCAGAGTCAGGTGCTGACAGATCTGCCAAGTCGTCGTTGATGGCGTCGATGATCCTGTGTGTGGGAAATTTAGGTGATGTCCTCACTAAAGAATCGACTGCGTGACCCGTCGAAGAAGCCGTTGAGCCCCCATACCCACGGATAACAGAGACTTCGGTACCCGTTACAGCGGTAACGTACATAAGTTCTTCGTTGATTTCTATTATTACGCCTTTGACAATGCCGCTGCTTGAAGCGTTCTGCACATGCACAGTTGTGCCAGTAGCATCAGTCAACGCTGGGGCTATGACTAAGTTAAGTTCTTCAACATAGCCTGATAAAAGCATGTCCCTTGTCTGGTCAATCCATATTTGTGCAGGCATTATGTGCTCCCAAGAACGTCGTTAAGGGCACGTTCTTTGCGTTTCTTTTCTGACTTCGGCCCTTGAAGAAGCGTCCCGGCTTTAATTTCGTGAGAGGTTGCGGCTTCTCGTTCCATTTTGGCAGCGCCGTCAATGTTCTTGGGCTGAATACCTTCAGATCGGAGGCGTTTGTAGGCTGCCATATCTCTTTCTTTGTCTCTTTCTTTAGCTTTAGATCCAGACCAATCAATCGCCTTGCCATCGTGCATACCTCTCGTTGGTGTAGCTGACGCAGCAATGTGTACTTCACCGAAGTATTTGCGAATTACTCCTTTACAGGCATCACAAACTCCATCGTAGGTTTCGTCAAACCCATGACGGATCTCATGGGTCAACCCACAATCAAGACATCGGTAACAATAAATTGGCACTATTCTGGTCCTACTCTAAATGAGTAACCGGCTCCTACGAGTACGGTTTCTTCTGATTGTGTTAAGTCACGGGGGCTTTCATGTCCACCATAAATCCAGCGAGTAACTGTTGCCCAGTCTGCTGGTAAATATGTTTGTACAGTCGAGCCATTAACTATAAATACATTACTGCCTTGTGCGCCGGGTGCGAAGTGACGCATAAGAGCGCGGGCTGCAGGTGTCGAAGCTTCTGGAACTCCTATACGTGGAAGTGTATTAGCCGTTGGCATAACGAGCAGCCGATAAACTTCTTTAGCTCCCATTGTGCTAGTCGCTGCAATGGTATCTACAACTGCTGTGTAATTACCGCTCGGTGTTTCCGATGGCATCGTTGTCGTAGCTGCAATGACTCCCGGTGTCGCATCGACAGTGATGTAGAGCGAGTGGCCGGGGAACGTCGCCGCAGCCGCCACCGTAGCCGGTGTAACGACCGCTGAGATGGTGGGTGTGGGGAGGG